GCCGCAATGCTTGGAGGAGGTTTCGCGCCTAAACCTGCGGGGTCGTTGGGCGCAAATACCATGCGCGTTTATCATGGCGGCCCTAAAAAGCTAAGTGCATCAGATGTGGAGATGCGCCCAGACCCAGAAGGTACGCCGATTGGCTTTAGCGTGACTGACAACCCTGATGTTGCTGAATACTACAGAAACATGCGCGGCGGCGGTTCTATCTCTGAATTTGATATAGACTTAGATAAAGCGAATATAATCAGCGAAAGCGAGCTTTATGAGTTTATAGATGACTTAGAAAGCAAGATAGATGCCGATGCTTCCTATGAGCAAATACAGCGAGGTTTGTTAGATGCAGGGATAGACGCGATTGAGTATCCTGACCCAGAGTTTGGCATTCGTGTTGTTAATCCTAGTATCTTAGGTGCAAACCGTTCGCGTGCAGCCGGTGTTTTAGCGACGATTGGCGATAACGGTGGCCCTCCGCTCGATAAGCCTTTGACAAAAGAGCAGCTAGACCCGTTTGGCTACCAGAAAACGAAAATGCGTCGTCCGTTCTCCGAAGTAGAGGTACAGCAGCGCGATTTAGGTGAAAACTTAGCGCGAAGACCTATGAACTGGGAAGACATGGAAGGGAAAGTTGTTTTACCCTTCTACGGCGACCGCACGTCTAGGGGTCTGCTTGTGGAAGGCGTTAATGATTACAAATTTGACGCGCCAGTTTATACGGAGGGGGGTGTTGATTTTAAAGTTGGCCCAGCCGCACAAAAAGATCGTGCAATTTGGGCGTCTAACCAGAATATTATTACACGCCTCTCGAAAGAAGCTGATAAAGCACAACGTCAGTTTGAAGGGCGTGATATTCTAGGTGTAACCGGCAGCATGGCGCCAGACGCGAATGACTTTGCGACATTTACTGGAGAAGCAGTCGCTGAATTAGTAAAAGGCTCAAAGATTACCAAAAAGACCGCAAAAGAGTTCGATAAAACGATGAAGGCTCTCGACCCAACTTTTGTTGGTTTGCTTTCTCCGGATTTGCGAGACTGGGTTAAAAATACGTCATCACCAAACCGCAAATCGTTTATCCGTTTGATGGATAGCCGACCCATGCAGGACGCAGGATTGCCGAGCCCCGCTGAAGCAAGAAAAAGTGTTACAGACCCTACGCAGTATGAGCTGCCGTCTGGTATGTTTGGACTTGGGGTTAGCCGGATTGATACAGGCGCGCCTTTGATGTTTAATACACCCAAGGGCGACAAGCCAACGGCGCGTGTGCCTCACTCAACATATAACACACAAATTACGGGTGATTACCTTGGGTCATTGCAGCCTGTGCCTCAGCGACTTATTTTTAAGGACGTTTACGACGCAATTAGTGGTAACCTAGACAAACGTGGCAACCCTTTGACTGAAGCAAATATGACACACGCAATTAAGACGAAAATGCCAGCACAAGAGCTAACGCCGCAAGTTATCGATGGCATCTTGAACTACTTGGCCAGACTGGAGCGCTAATATGGACTACAAAATCAACGAACTCGCGGCGCAGATCGAAGCCGAGCTAAACCCTGACCAGATGGACGACGCCGAGCTGCAGGGCATTGTCGGCAAGGAGATCGAGGACGCGATCGACTACATCGACAACTGGATCTCTCCAGTACGCGCCACGGCGACGCAATACTACCGCGGCGAGCCGTTTGGCAATGAGGAAGAGGGCCGCAGCCAAGTTGTTTCCATGGACGTGCGCGACACCGTGCAGGCGATTATCCCGTCTCTGATGCGCATATTCCACAGCACCGAGCGCACAGTTGAATACGTCCCGCAAGGCCCAGAAGATGTTGACGCCGCCAAGCAGGCGACGGAATACGCAAACTACATCATCAATCGTGATAACAACGGCTTCCTGCACATGCACGCCGCGTTTAAGGACGCGTTAATTCGCAAGGCTGGCATACTGAAGTGTTACTGGGATGACCAGACACGCTTTGAGACGCACGATTTGACCGGCTTGGACGATAACGCGCTTGCCGCGTTAATGGCGGATCCCGACGCGGAAGTTGAAATCGTCGCATCCGAGATGGTTGGCGAGCCGCAGATTGACCCAATGACTGGCGAAATCGTACCGCCTCCATCAGTGCACGCCGTGCGCATGACTTACGTGCACCCAGACGGGCGTGTTCGTTTAGAGGCAGTGCCGCCGGAAGAGTTCCTGATTTCACGCGAGGCAAAGTCACTTGAGGACAGCGACTACGTTGCTCACCGACGCGTCGTGACCGTGTCTGAACTCGTGGCAATGGGCTACGATTATGACGAAGTGTCTTCCCTCGCGTCCGCGTATGACGAGATGGAGACAAACGTCGAGCGCTACACACGTAACAAGGCGCTCACCAACGAAATGAACGAGCGCTACGATCCGGCGATGAAGAAGGTGCTCTACGTCGAAAACTACATTAAGGTGGACTACGACGGAGACGGCATCGCGGAACTGCGCAAAGTGTGCACCGCTGGCGACGGAAATACGATCCTAGCGAACGAGCCATGCGCGATGGTGCCGTTTGCTGTGTTCTGCCCAGACCCAGAGGCGCACGACTTCTTTGGCATGTCGATCGCGGATACCGTCATGGACATCCAGCGCATTAAGTCGTCGATCATGCGTAATACGCTCGACAGCTTGGCGATGTCTATTCACCCACGCATGGCGATCACCGAGGGCATGGTTAATATCGAGGACGTCCTCTCAACTGAGACGGGCGCCATTATCCGCCAGCGTTCCGCCGGTCAAGTGCAGCCACTTGCGATGCCATTTGTTGGCCAACAGGCGTTTCCGGTTTTGCAGTACATGGACGAGATCAAAGAGGCCCGCACAGGCATCTCAAAGGCGTCTGCAGGCTTGGATGCGGGTGCATTGCAATCATCTACCGCGGCAGCCGTTCAGGCGACTGTCAGCGCCGCACAGCAGCACATTGAGCTGATTGCGCGTATCTTTGCTGAAACCGGAATGAAGCAGCTCTACAAGATTGTGCTGCACCTTCTGACAACGCACCAAGACCGTGCGCGTATGGTTCGCCTGACAAACGAGTTTGTGCCGATTGACCCACGCGTGTGGAACGCCAACATGGACGTTACGATTAACGTCGCACTTGGCCGTGGCTCAGATAGTGAGCGCATGATGATGATGCGACAAATCAGCGACATGCAGAAAGAGGCCATCATGCAGATGGGCCCAGTTAATCCGCTGACAGACATGAGTAAGCTAGCCAACACATTGAAGTCTATGACGGAGCTTGCGGGCTTCAAGGATGCATCGCAATTCTGGTCAGATCCTGCACAGTTCCAAGCGCCGCCGCAGGAGGATAAACCGGACATCAACGAGCAGTTGATCGCGGTGCAAATTCAGCAGATCCAAGCGGACATCCAGAAGAAGGCAGCCGAGCTGCAGCTTGGACGCGAGAAGATGATCATGGAAGACGATCGCAAGCGTGACGAGCTGGATGCGGAGTTGTTCGTGAAGGCAGAAGAAATGAAGGCCAAGTATGGCACGCAACTCAACGTGGAGCAGATCCGCTCTGAGTTGGCAATTAATCGGGAGGTGATGAAGGCGCAAGCCGACATCATAAAGAGTGGAATAGATGGTGAAGACTAAGCAGCAAATCATAGACGACGGGCAGGAGGCTGCCCGTCTCTTACGTGACACCGATCTCATACGTTTTCTGGATGAGACGGAGCAGGATTGCTGGGAGGAGTTCAAGTCGACGAGCACCGGCGATAGAGATGCCCGAGAGGACATCTACATGAAACTGCGCGGTGTACAGGCGTTTCGCCAGAAGCTGCGTGCAATGGAAGATAATGCGACTATTGAAAAAAAGTAGAAATAGCCGCATAATATGGAGCTATAGCAATGTCAGAAGCCAATAACCCGTTAGGGACTGATCTGAACACAGCACAAAATGCCATCAGAGACATGATCGCGCCCCAAGAGGATAACGTGACAGACACTGAGGCGCTTGAGGTTGAAGCCGTTGAGGCGGATGCCGAAATGCCAGAGAACGCTGAAGAGTACTCTCAAGAGTACGATACAGAGTACGAAGGCGATCACGAGAGCGAAGACGAAGCCGACGAGCAAGGCGACGCATCTTTCGACATACTGGCGGCCACGGTCGAGGTAGATGGAGAAGAGATTACCGTCGAGGAGCTAAAACGCGGAAATCTGAGGCATCGGGATTATACACGTAAAACTCAGGAGCTAGCGGAAGCCCGTCGTGAGATGGCCGCACAAGCTGAAGAGATTGAACGTGAACGTGCTCAATACGCTCAGATGTTACCTGCACTGCAGGAGCGTTTGCAGCAACCGGTTGAACAGGAGCCCGACTGGGACACTCTGTACGATACAGACCCCACGATGGCAGCGAAGGCAGAACGCCAGTGGAGAAAGCAGCAAGAGGAGCGCGCAGCTCAACTTGAGGCAGTCCAAGCTGAGCGTCAGCGTATGGCTCAATTAGAGCAGCAACGCATGGAGCAAATGCAGTCTCGATACTTCGAGGAGCAGCGCCAAATTCTGCCTGAGATCATTCCAGAATGGCGTGACACTGCTGTCGCGTCTAAAGAGGCTAAAGACCTTCGCTCATTCCTCTTAAACGAGGGTTTCACTGAGCAAGATGTCAATGGTCTAACGAATGCGACGCTTGTGAAGCTAGCGAGGAAAGCAATGCTGTACGATCAAGGCCAGACACGCGCAACGGAGGCTAAGCAAAAGCCGAAGACGCAGAAGCCAAGAAAGACGCTAAAAGCTGGATCTCGTGGCTCGCAGCCTAAACCTAGAAGTGAGCAACAACAAGCGCTACAGCGCGCACGTCAAACTGGTCGCATGCAAGATGCTGCGGCTGCAATTAAATCGTTACTCTAGGAGGCCATTATGGCTATCGTATCAAACACATTCACATCGCATGACGGTGTGGGCATCCGCGAAAGTCTTGCAGACGTGATCGCGAATATTTCACCAGAGGAAGTCCCTCTACAATCTAACATTGGCTCAGAAAGCGTAGCCAACACTTACTTCGAGTGGCAGACTGACAGCTTGGCTTCAACAAGCACAACTGCAGTCATCGATGGTGACGACGTGTCATCATTCGACAGCACAGCGGCGACAAGCCGTGTAGGCAACTACACACACATCCGCCGTCGCACCACAATCGTTGCTGACAACTACTCAGCGCTAGACACAGCAGGCCGCAACGACGAACTTGCGTACCAGCTAGCGAAGCGCGGTAAAGAGTTGAAGCGCGACATCGAGGCAGTTTTGACTGCGAACAACGCGCAAGTTGCTGGTAACTCTTCAACAGCTCGTGAGACAGGCGGCTTGGGCGCTTGGGTTGCGACTAACGAGAACGTCGGCACAGGCGGCGGTTTGACAACTGGCGACGGTACAACTGCACGTACAGACGGCACTCAGCGTGACTTCACTGAGACAATGCTGAAAGACGCAATGCAGCAGGCGTTCGTTTCTGGCGGTCAGCCAAGCATCTTGATGGTAGGCCCACACAACAAGACAGTTGTATCAGGCTTCGCAGGTATCGCGGCACAGCGTTACCAAGCGCCATCAGACGCGCCAACAACAATCATCGGTGCGGCTGACGTCTACTTGTCAGACTTCGGCACATTGAATGTTGTTGCTAACCGCTTCTCTCGTGAGCGTGACGCATGGTTGCTAGACCCAGAGTACGCATCTGTCTGCTACCTACGTCCAATCCAACAAGTTGAGTTGGCGAAGACTGGTGACGCTGAGAAGCGCATGGTCATCGCAGAGTTCGGCTTGAAAGTCTTGAACGAAGCAGCGCACGCTGTTGTCGCAGACTTGAACGTATCATAAAGCTGACGGGGCGGCTTCGGTCGCCCCTCTCATTTCTGGGGGACTTTATGGGACAAAGAAGACTATTTGGACGAGATCCGCTTACCGGCATCACACAATACTGGCACGTCAAAGACAACGGGGAGTATGTCATTGAGACGCAGCAAGATGTCACGGCGATCGCCGAAGCGAATAAGCGTCAATACAACGACACGCCGGATAGATACCGCGATGTCAACAAGGTAGCGTCTATTCCATTAAACGTGTATTATGATCTTAAACGTCGTGGGATTGCAGACGATCCAGTGGCGTTCAAGAAGTGGTTGAACGACCGCGACAACGAAGTATTCAGAACTCGCGCGGGTAGATTGTAGCGTCTAACCGTGGTAAAAAAGGCCAATCTTAGGAGTTTAACATGGCAATTACAACCTACGCAGATTTAAAGACTGCAATCGGGGATTGGCTAAACCGCGCTGACCTTGATGAAAAAATCCCAGACTTTATTGATTTAGCGGAAAGCACTCTAAACGACGTGCTGCGTAGCGCTGACATGGTTGCGTCAAATACAACTGCAATCACATCTGGTCGCGCCGCGTTGCCAGCGGATGCGCTAGAGGTCGTGTACGCGCAGGTCGCGTCTACTGAGGATGAGCCGTTAGAGCAAATTACGCCGCAGCAGCTTACAATGCTACGCCGCACACGCACACGTTCTGCGGCAAACCCGCGCTTCTTTGCAATCATTGGTCGTGAAATGGTTGTAACGCCGTCACCGTCTGGCTCTCTGTCGATTGACATTGACTACTACCAGCGCATTCCGTCTTTGCGTTCGGGTGCGTCAGACGGCACAAACTGGCTTCTGACAGATGCGCCGCATGTGTATCTTTACACGTCATTGCTACATGCAACGCCATTCCTAATGGATGACGCGCGTTATCAGGTGTTCAACAACACAGTGTCGCAGCAAGTTATGGCGGCAGTCAAGTCGCAGCAGACGCTATCGTTTGATGACGTTAAATCTGCTGGCTTCTCATTGTCTGCGCCTGCTGACGTTGCATCTGCTCAACAATCTGCATTGGCTGCTGTTAGCAACGCTGCAAACAACGCATAAGGTGACACATGCCATCGACATACGCGGAACTCAAAGACCAAGTTAGAAACTTCATCAATAAGCCTGACATCGATCAGACGATTGATACGTTTATTGACTTGGCGGAAGCAGACATCGCGCGCAAGGTTCGCCATTGGAAAATGGAAAAGCGCGCGACAGTTCAGCTAGACGATCAGTATTCGCGTGTGCCGACTGACTGGCTAGAGAGCATTCGCTTTTACTTGAGCGAGGGCAAT